TCCCCTTTGTCATTGATCGCCGGATGATGCAGGACCGTCCACTGGTCGCCCCCATTCTCCTGGTCCTCGAGCAGTCTCCCGATCAGGTCATCTTCGTGCCAGCGGGTCCCGATTATCACTACCCTCCCTCCGGGCATCAATCGGGTGTAGGCGTCGTCGGTGTACCAGCTGTAGATTTTGTCTCTCATAATGAGAGAGTCCGCATCCTCCCGGCCTTTCACGGGGTCATCAATGACCAGCAAGTCCGCTCCGAATCCGGTAATCGGGCCGGTTACGCCGGCGGCGCAATAGACTCCGCCCTGATTCGTGTGCCACAGATCCGCGGCCTTGGAATCAGGCGCGAGCGTCACTTCAGGGAATATGGAGAGGTGCGATTGGTGGGTCATTAGATTCCTGACCCGCCTCCCGAATGTCTGTGCGAGCCGTCCTCCATACGCCCCATGGATGATTTCCTGCTTCGGGTGCCTGCCGATGTACCAGGCCGGGAATCGCTGGCTGGCCGTCAGCGATTTTCCGTGTCTTGGGGGTTCTACGATAATCAGGCGATCCACCTCGCCTCTTTCCACCATTTCCAAATGGTCGTTGATTTCGTCCAGGTGCCTTGCTTCCTCGTAATGAGGCGTGGTGGCCTGTATGTACGCTTTCAGGCTATTCCGGCAACGCCTCTTCCTCTGCTCCGACAACATGGCCCGGAATCGAGTCTCGTCGCTTTTGCTCCAGCTCGAGGAGTTCCCGTTGTAATTCGTCATCCGTCAATTCCGAAAAGGCCCCTGGCGCTCCTACTTCATGTCGTTCTATGAACATGGCCAGATGCTGTCCCAACATCCTCAGCGATTCCGGCTTACTGTGCATTTTTACACGAATCCCGAACTTGGTCTCCTGTATGGACTCCACTGCGGCCCTCTGCTCCTTCGTCCACTGTTCGGAATCCAGAATACTCGCCCTTCCGTCCTTGACGGTCACAATGTCGCTGATATTGGTGAATGCGATCCTGGCCAGCTCCCGGACAACGTGCTCGACCCGTACGCCACTCATGACCTCCAGGCGGTCCCTGGCCTCGCTCAGCGCCTGTCTTACGTGGACCTTGTTCAAAAGAATGTGCGCCTGTTGCTTGGCGCTCTTGACCGCATAGCCCGCATCGACCGCGGCCTGGGCTCCCTGCCCTCCATTCTCCAGGTAGTGGGTGACGAAGTCGGCTTGCCGGACGGTCAATACAGGCCTTTTGGGGTTTTTCTGTTTTCCAGTCATTCTGAAAATTATAGATTATTCAGGGAATCAGGGAGTTGGGGTCGGTCATTTCCAGTCGGAACGAAGCGCTCTATCTATCAATAATCGGAAGATTGATAGTGGTTGATAGTTATGTGTCAATCCTTCTGGTTCGCTTTCTTCCATTCCTTTATATCGTATTCCGGCAATGGCACGGTCTGCCCCTTCAGCGGGTGCGTGCAGTCGTGGAGAAACTGGATCTGCCCATCCGTCACGTATGAATGGCACACGTGGAGATGATCGAAATAGTCGATCTCGCACTTGATGGAAGGTGTGAACGTGGGCTTTTCCTCGTTCCCGTTGAATTCCCAAATCGGCCGTCCCTCGCTTTCAGGGAACCGGGCCATGCGAGCCACCGTGATGTAGTGAACCGGAATGAGGCGCTTATTGGTCTTGGCCGCCTCGGCGCACCCGGGACAGACGAACCGATACCCGACCAGCACGTCATCCAGATCCTTGACCTTCTGCAGGATTTCCATGTTTCAGTCTCCCATGTACATCGACTCTACCATGTCCAGGACCGTGGTTGATAGTTATGTATCAATCCTTCTGGTTCGCTTCCTTCCATTCCTCTATCTGGAGGGCCAGTCGGTCCAGATCCTCCACCATGCGGCCCAATAGTGTTTCCAGTGCGTCCATGTCCAGGACCTTGGGCTCGAGCGACTGGTTCACTGTGCTTTCTCCCCTGCGTGGGGTTCTGATTGCGTCTTTCTGTCGATCTGTTGCAGACGCCTCCAGTTTCTCCAAGGCGCTCTTGAATGTGGCCGGATCTCTCGCAACGGTATTATAAAAATCGTTCAGCAATCGCTGGTGTTCCTTGCCCATTCGGTTCCCTCCAATGCCTTTTCGACTTTCAGTTTCCAGGCCTTCGGGGCCCTCTCGGTGTTCCTGTCCGCGATCTCCTCGAGTTGCGGGTACGGTTCCGCCCCATGGTGTTTCCTGTGGTGGCTCTTGCAAAGGGTCACCAGGTTTTCCGGTCGGTTGTCCGATACTTCCTCATTGATGTGGTGGACGTCCAGGTATCCGGACTTGCCGCAGAGGACGCAGGAATGTTGGTCTCTTTCCAGTACCAGAGGTCGCATTCTCTGGTGGGCTCCGGTGTTGTAGGAATGCCCATGCTTGTAACTTATCGAGTTGGGGCCTATATGATTCCGGCGATAATATTCGTTGGCGCATTTCCTGGAGCAGTAGACTTTCCGGCCGTCTCCCTTGAGTAATCGCTTCTTGACCTGACCCATTGCCATTTTCACCTGGGTTCCGCATTGGGGACAATGGAATCTTGACCACAATGCGGATTTGCTGTGGCCTCTTTTCAGTTTCCCTTCAGCGGTGATGTTCCCAGGGTATTCCTCTCTTACCCGGTCGATCAGCTCGGCCACGTCCCTGGGGAAAGGGGCCAGGTCGATCCATTGGGTGACGTCTGCCGTGTTCATGTTTCCTCCTGGGTCTTATTTCACTCCACACAGGGACATGGCCAATTCCTGCTGAATATTGCCTTCCTTTCTCACCTTGTTCAACAGAGCCAGCAATCCGGCAATTCCTACTATTGTCCCCTCCTTTTGCTGGTGTTCGATCTTGCCCCAAATCATCTCCTCCACTTGCAACATAACATTGAATCTGAAGGCACTGGATTCACACAAAGTGAATTGACTGTTGGCCATTGCTGGTGAAGCGATCACCACAGACAGAATAATTGACAATGTCAGTTTTCTCATAATGTCGTCCCTCCTTAATTGAGACAAAAAATAGACTACACTAAAATGTAGTACAAGTCAAGGGAGGCCTGTACGGGACATTTTCGTCGCTTGTTGAAAACCTGAAATCGCTCGCTGGGTGGATTCCTTTCCCCAGTGGTAGGAATATGCGTATTTCAGTAAAGATCGCACCCAGCGAGTCCAGGTGCAGGATTTCAGACGTTATTGGCCTTGCTGGGCGTTCTCTATCCGTCCGGCCTGGAATGCGGCCATGACCTGCTCCGGAGTCATTCCTCCGAATGTACGTCCGGCATAATGCGCGGCCTCTCCGACCAGCCGAGGACTGAATGCCATGAGTCCGGCCAAGCCCATAGGGCTGACCGACCCTCCTATCGCTCCGATTCCACTGGCTCCTGCCGCTCCGGTTCCAGCGAACCTCGCCGTGATTCCCCGAGGCAATGCGGACGACACGGCCTGCCCGGCCAGTCCGGGCATCAGGAGCTCTCCGCCTCCTTCCCCTTCCAAACGCGCCGCCATCTGCGCCCTCTTTCCGAATGCCGAAGATGCGTCCTTGCGGAGAATCGCCTGCAGCTTCCTCAGTGCGGTAGCAGAGCCCGCCGCCTTGCCTAGGCTGAGCTCTTTCTCCACATCATCCAATGCCTGCCTCGCCTTGTGATAATCCCCCATTGCTTTCGCATATCCGGGGGACTGAAGATCAATGCTCTTGCGGATGGCGTAGTAGATTTCCCCAGCCATCTTCCGCTCCGGAGTGCCGTACTTGAGGGAGTTCATATGGTTTCCCACCGCCTGCCTGAGCTCGTCCAGCCCCTGCACGGTATGGAACCGGGCCGGGTCTCCGGCCTGCCACTCCGCCAATAGCGTACTGATTTCCTTCCGGACCTTGCCCAATTTCTTTGGAATGGCAGAGGGGGCTTCCTTCTGGAGCGGACTGCCGTACTTATCCATAACCTTGCCCACCTGAGAAAGCACAGATCCAAAATTCAACGGTTCTCCGGGGGCCGCTCCCATTGCCTGCGCCTTTCCAGTCTTGAACTCTGCCAGATTCTTGGCGCGCATGGCGGCCAAGGCCTTCTTCGCCTCGCCCACCACGGTCTCCATAGGAATCTCCTGCCTCATGGATTGCAGGAACATTCGAGATTTCGCCGCGCCTCTACTCCTCGGAGATGCGACTTCCCCAGCTTTCGAGGTCATCCAGTCCCCATCGTCTGCTTTCTCTATAACCCTCAGCGGAACCGGGCCTGCTTCCTTGCCAGTCTGGGCGGCGATTCTCAATGCGTCCGCTCCGGCCCCGGTAGTGAATCCAAGAATGTTGGAGATCATTTTTCCTGTAGGGGCGGCCACTGCACGAATTGGGTCTACCGCCCGTCCGGCGGTCTTTGCCTTCTCCGCGGCCTTGGCGAATGCAGGAACCTTGGAAGCCGCCACGCCTCCGCCCAGCAACACCACTGACGCATCCGCCAGGAATCCTACCGGATCGGTCGCAATCGTATTCTTGACTTCATCTTCCCCACCATAGCGGTCCGCAAAAAATTTCCCGACTGCCTCGGCTTCCTCCTCGGTATTCTTGAACCACCTATCGGACTGGCCAGGAACCAGCTTCTGCACTCCGCCCTTGACCACGTTGTACAGGCCGCCCATCGTATCCAATGGGTTGAATACCGCCGTGGCAATATCCGATCCGAATTGCATGGCAGAGCCAGGAATATTCTGCAGGGCCTCTCCCGGCACCTGCGTCCACGAACGTTGAGGGGTTTGTGAGACTCCGGAAGCCTTTGCCTCCAGCTCGGACTTGCGCTGGCGCATAGTTCCAAGCTGCTGAAGATTGTCCCGTCTAGCGCGGAGCTCTTCCAGAGTGGCCATTAGGAACCTCTCTCAAGCTGCTCCAGTCTATCAATCTCCTGCTGTAGCTGCGTAAGCTCGGAGGATTCTTCTGGAGTCAATCCTGTTCCAGCCCCAGGCCCTAAGTCCGCCGCAAAGTCGACCACTTCCTCAGTATCGGACTTGAAGCGACTCAAAGGATTAGCGATAAAGTCCTGCTCGGTCGGAACCGTGATTCCCTGATCCAGGAAGTATTGCCGCCGGCGAATGGTCGCGTCAATCTCGGCCTGCGCTCCCTCGAGCTTGGACATGAACTCGGTCGGGCCGTCACGAGACGGGTCAGGAATGGCCTTGCGGATACGGTCCGCCTCTTTCTCTGACATCTGTGCGCCGGTGATCTCCTTGATATACCGGTTCATCGCATCGTAGGAAGATCGTTTCCAGGTCGAAAAGTCGGACAGCTCTTTCCGGGACTCTTTCGACAGCGTGGCTCCGGCCTTCTCCTGCAAATCCAGAGTGGTCAATCTGATTTTGCCTGGGATAGTCAGATACTCCGGCTTCACAGTCTCCCGGATCTCCGCAAACTTGGCGGCAGAGTCGGCCAGCCCAATCACCTTCGTCTGTTCCTTGCCTTTAACAGATGCCTCCAGGCTGGTCTCTGGAGCAAACGTCCAGCCCTTTGTAGTGAGATCATCCGCCTGTGCCTGCGTGGTCACTGCGCGGACTTCCCCATCCGGGGACACCATGTTCCGTCCCTCCTTCAATCGGGCCGGGGCTTCTGCGGGCAGCTCCAATTCAGGTCTTACCAATTCCGAAGTTCCGTCAGGATTCAAGAAATACTTGCGGCCGTCCGCCAGCTGCACGATCTTTCTATCAGCGCTACCCGGTTTCTTTTCCACCAGCTTCACAAGCTCTGCCTGCCTCTGCTCAGGAGTCATGGCCTCCAGAAGCTTCGGATCGTATCCGCCCTGCGTATGCAGAATATCCGCAATCGCTTGCTGTTTCTGCAAGGTCTCTGCCTTGCGCTCCGCTCGGCGAGTCCCTTCCTTGCCTTTCAGGGCTTCCATATCCTTGGCCTGCTTCCAGTGCATCAGTCCGCCCGCTATGAGGCCTCCAATGCCGCCGGTCTGGAGATTCTGCAATCCAGCCCCCCTGCTCTCCAATGACTTTCTCTCCTGCACAAGAGCATCCACTAGCGGATCTCCTGTAGAGCCGGGCGCGATCACCGGGCCTGTGGGGGATGCGCCCGGAGCTGCCGGTGCCGTGCCTGCGGGAATCGTTCCTGGGCCGACACTGACCATCGGGCCAGCTGGAGTCGATACCGGGGCCGCCGGGGCTACTGTGCCTCCCGGCATTGGTGCAGAACTGCCCGGAAGGGACGCCATGATTGAAGCAAGCCCTGGCATGGGGCCTGCGAACCCTCCTGTGGAGATCGGCAACCCTCCTGCTCCAGCCATCGGGGAAGGCCCCATGGGGGAACGCATAGCGGGATACGGCAATCCCACTGGACCTGCGGCTGTATTCAGGACTGGCATGGAATCACCTTCGAGTAGTCCACTGCGAGCCAGCGCCCGATCCGCTTCACTGCGTCAGGCATGACCTTGGCCACTTCCTGAGCCATCACTCCCAGCCTCTCCGGGCCGCCCCAGATGTACTTGAAGCGATAGACATTCAGCCCGTTGCTCATTCTGCCCACCTTGCGGACCTTCTCTTTCAGTCTCGCATCGGAGAGTATGAACGGCGCGGCCGCCATAACTGTATTCTGGAAGTTCTGCATTCCCTGGTTGTACTGATTCAGGCGATTCGCGTAGTTGCTCTGAACCATTCCGGTAATGTCCGGGGCCTGCATATTGTACTGCGGGGTCTGGTGGAACTGCGGCATGGTCGGATTCTGCACAGTGGCGAGAATACTGGCCAGCTCATTGAATGGTTGCTGTCTCTGCGTCAGCAATTCGTCTCTGGACATTCCACGCATGGCCATCTGCTCCCTCAATCTGCGGGAGGCTTCATCGCCGGCGAACTGACTGGCCTGCATTCGCTGGTTGAATAGCCTCTGCTGGTCGCCGGCCTGGAACTGAGATCCGGCCAAGCCCTCGCCGAACTGTCGGGCGGCTTCTCCTGCCTCGAATCCGGCCACGCCCATTTCCTCTCCGAACCTCTGTCCTCGGAGTGCCGATGCGAGCCTGGTCAGGCGATCCTGCTCGGCGCGTCCTGCGCCCACCGAGGACAGGGCCAGATTCTCCAGCGCGTCTCCGCGCTCTCTGCCATACCTGTCCATTTCCCGTTCATAAGCTTCACTGCCTAGTGCGATTCCCCGATTCGCCAGCATCGAGGCCAGCTGATTCTCCCGGTCCTCGAATTGCGGACTCAGGCGATTGAATCCTCGGTCATAGGTGGCCTGCTCGAGCGAGTCCCCCATGCCCTGGAACTGGCCAGCAGTCGGCATATCCGGCAAAGCGCCCAGATCCGGCGCTTGCACAGGCCCAGATGAAGTCGGCGCGTTGACTGCCGCGCCTCTCCCCATGCTGGCCAGATCCGCCGGGTTCATCCAAGACCCTTGAATTTCAGGCAAGCCGCCAAAGTCCAAAGGCTTACCCCATTGATCTCCCAGCTGCTTCAGCGTTCCCTGCGTCGCTGAGCTGGCTCCGGGAGTCTGCGTGGTCGTCTGCTTGAATGGCGTATCCGCCTTCTTGGGCGGGGTAATCTGCAAGCTGGTATCCGTTACGGCCATATCAATACCCTCCCTTGCCGAACACTCGCCTGACCGGCTGTTTCGTAACCGGCTGTCTCACAACAGGCTGCGGCACCACCACCACAGGCTGTTTCGGTGCCGTCTGTTTCGGAGTTCTCTGAGGCACCACCACGGGCTGCCTGTATTGTCCCCCTTTCTGATACCGGATTCTATCCAATTCAGCCTGCCTCTGTTGGGGAGTCATAACCACACCGCCGCCACCTTTCGCATAAAAAGTACGGGTCTGGACAGGCTGCTTCACCACTGGAGTCTGGGCTACGGGTTTCTGGACTGCCGGAATCTGGGGCATGGGCCTCTTGGCAACCTCCCTGGATACCCTTGCGCCCGTTACCCCTGTCTGCGGGAAGAATCTAGCCGATTCCAAAGGCGTGGTGCGCCCGGTCAGCAAGAGATTCAAGAGACCAGAACGAATCTGCCTGCCTTGATCCAATGCGCCTTGGTCAGCAGGATCAAGGGCTGTGTGCATCGTCCGTTCAGGACTGCCGATTTCTCCCGTATACTGAATCGTGCCGAAAGGAGTTTGCTGACCGATCTGACTATGCAGGGCCTGCTCTCGAACCGCCTCTTTATTGATAGCGGCCTGCGCCTGCGCCGTTTGTGTGGGGTCAGGCGTAGAAGGCTTGCTTCCCCCTCCAAAAATTTTGCTGACGAACCCCAAGATGCTCTCCTAGTGATTTTCGGACGAATCCATATCAATATCCTATACCAAATTTCCTCATTGACAGGTGGACTCAGCCAGTTCGCATAAACCCGAAAATTCACTAATGTCCTCAGCCACCTCCGCCGCCAGCAAACACCGCTCCAGCCCCATGCCGTAATCAATGGAACGCTCAGGCCAAACCACAGGAATCTCAACGCCTCTGCACTTCAAATCGTCCGAATCCAGGTTATGCTCATAAATATTCGCAATTTCCATTGGCATTTTCTCGTTCCTGCGAAAGTTGTAGACCTCGCAACGCTTTCCGGTACGGGATTCTGTCGGTGCGTATGGGTGAGCAGGCATATTCTCCAGCACCAGCAACCGGTGCGGTCCTCCGGGAATCAAATCGAAACAGGACAATGCGGAGTCCAGACGAAGCAGGTAATCGCCCTCTTCCTGCTTCACTTCCGGGATAATGTCCAGCTTCTCCCCTCTGAAGCAGACCGGATCTCCCACTTCCACAGACCGACTTTCATCCCGGCCTTTCTCGGCGCACTCGTTGAAGTCGTATTTCAGGATTTCCAGATCCTTTCTCTCCAGGCCTGCCAAGAGACTGTATAGGCGAAGCACCTCCTCCAGCGCGGATGCAACCGTCGGCCCCACCCGTCCTGCGCCTTTCCACCTGCGGGCGCACTCGACCATCGTAAATTCTTCCAAGTGCCTGGGAATATTGTCCGCTCCCCTTCTCCGGCATCTGCCGATTGTCCATACATCGTTGCCCTCGTATCTATCCTGATACAGAGCACGCTCATTGCAGTATTCGGGCTCATCCAGGCCTTTTACCTGAATCGCCGCATAATCGGATTGAAAGTGAAAATTCAATCTCTTTATCACGGATTCTGCAAGTTCCTTCAGCTCCATTTTCCCTCCCTAAATTCGTTGTCCAGCATGGAGTAAATCAAAACATCGGAAGCCCCATCATAGGCCCTGCGGATAATTCCCTCCTTCCTGAAGCCCAGACGCTCATTGATGCGCTTCGCCCTGTCGTAGTCCCGCTTCACCACCGACTGCAGGCGATTCACCCCCATCTCGTCGAAAGGGAAGGAAAGTATGCTTTTTATGATTCTCCGGTTCAGCCAATACGGGGTACTGGAGGCCACTGTAATCTCCACCCAGCTCCCGTATTCGAGTTCCGTGTACGAGTGGTAGACGATTCCAGCGACCATCTTCCCGTCCCGGCATATCGCGTTCGTCCAGCACGGTTTCAGGTCGTCCGGCTTGCAGTTGCCCAGTCTTGCGGCAATGAACTCGAGGACTTCGTCCGAATCGACCTTGCAGAAGTCGATCATGCCTGCGGGCTAAGCACAGAGCCCTTGGACTGGTCATACAACACATCACTTGAGAAAAACGAAACCTGGTCTCCAGAGGATAAAGCCGCTATCTGAATGGAGATCGCCGAACCATACAAATTGACAAGCCTCCACCCTGCATAACGCACAGCACCAGCGCCCCACTGGAACGAGTCCCACTCGCCAATATCCCAGGGAGTCCCTGATTCCTGCGAGGGCAACCCAATTGGGTCTATTGGAGACAGGTTGAAGTCCATGTTCGCCCCAATACTGACGCTGCTTCCTCCCCCAGATTCAAGATGACTGCGAAGAGCCGTAATTCTCTTATCGTAAGGACTCCGAAGAAAATTGTACGCAGTCCTCAATTCAGCAGCAACCGGCTCTCCAGCATCGGCAGTTCCCTGGTCGGCCTGCATCACCCGACCATCCGAAGTGCCGAAATAAAGCCCGTCATTGAAATTCTCCCAGCACTGGGCATCCATGCCGGTAAAGCGGCACCAGGCCCCGGTTTGGGAGTTCATAACGTGTTGGATTGCCCGATTCCCTGAAATAGGAACATTGAACAACAGCCAATTCGCTTTCGGATAGAGAATGCCTCCCCAGCCCGGATCGTTTCCTCTATTCCGAATCTGCTCGGTGGCCGCCTCTGAAATGGTATCGGACAATGCCAGCTGCCGTCGGGCCCTGCCGTACTTCAGGAATTGAAGCAGGGGAATGTATCCGTCCTGTGTAATGGCGATCAAGTCGGCCCCCAAGTCCACTAAAGGGGTATCTCCAACAACTCGGCCCACATGAAACCGTCCGGTAATCGACCAGGCAGACGCGTCGGATGGGTCCAGGCCGGAATAAACCAGCACGTCCCCGGACTCCGTGAATATCGCCAGCATATCGTCCGGGCCGTCTCCGCCATCCAGCGTCAGCGTCCCCAAAGCCAGGATATTGCCGCCCTGCCCATGTACCAGAGACAGGTCGATTTTCTCCAAGGGGCCTCTCACTGCGTCAATTCCCGCATACCAGATATTCGGAGTCCCTTTCTCTGCAAAAAACAGTCGGTGCTTGAAAGGCAGGACCTGAAACAGGCGAGAAGGCGTAAGCCCCTCTCCCTCGAATCCATGAGGCGTCCAATTCCCGTCCGCGTCGATTCTCAAAGGATCATCCACGCCATTCACCAGGATTCCATTCCTGCCGAAATTCGCGCCTCTCCAGCGCACATCGGTCAGGCCGGAAACAATAGCCCCTCCAGCCGGGCCTGCTCCAGAAACATCATAAATTCCATTCCCGGCCGCGGCGAACAACTTGCTGTTGGTTCCGGACCTCCAGTTGAACAGGGTGCCGACATTCCCTGTCGGCAGCTCGGTGACGTGAGGCACAAATCCCCTACGGGTAGTGACTCGCCCAAGCTCGGGAAAGAAGTTGTCCAGCTGGAGGGCAAATTCCGGGCTCATATTGCTCTCGGCGTCCCGGGTGTTCCAGCCGCCCACCGGGGCCTGCATGATTCCACGCAAGCCCTTGCCCATTGCTGGCAAGCCGCGCACTCGATAGTCTTGTGAAAGTTCCATTATTGCCTCAGAAACCGATTCTCCACAAGCGGTCAGGATCTTCACCAACCACATAAACAGAATCGGAGTGTACGGCCCCTCCCTTAGGATCGTCCAGAGTGTCAGGGAACTCAATAACCTGACCGAATTGCCCACTGGTGTCGCTAGGATTCGACAAATTGATTCGCCACAGACCAGGCTTGATTCTGAAACCAGGCCCAGCCGAACCGCCATCCACAAGATATAAGGCACCAGAGTACGAGATTAGCCCCTCTGTATTTCTCGCTCTCGCAGGAAGATCACCGACTCTCCCAAACGCACCACTAGTATCGCCAGGATTTGCCGGGTTGATATTCCAAAGGCCTCCACTACTACCGCGTGCGGCAAGATATAAATTGCCTCCATGCGAGACCACGCCTCCGCCTGCACTAATATCCGCTAAAGAAGGAAGCCTTCCTATCTGCCCAAACGAGCCGCTTTCGTCGCCAGGATTTGCCGGATTGATTAGATACAAAGTATTGGAATCTGCCCCATAAAGAGATCCAGCGTGTGAGGCAATCCCTCTAATACCTTGTAGGTCCCTAGAAAATACCCCTACTTGCCCAAATGAGCCGCTTTCGTCGCTAGGATTTGCTGGGTTGATGTTCCACAATGAAAAATTGGCTCTGTTAACAATATAGAGATTACCTCCATGCGAGGTCATTCCCTCAGGCAGAGACAATGCCGAGGGCAACGCCGCAGATATAGTACCTTTTGGAAAAACCTCCAAATTGCCCAGGTACACTTTATCCGCTTCCGTGCTCCCCACATAAATCTTGGAGATTCCCGTATTGCCGACTGCTATGGGCATGGTGTCCTCCGTCAGCCGGTAATGATGTAGACGGTTGAATTATCCTTGCTGGAAATAGCATCGTATTGCGCTTGCGTTCCTCTCCAGAGACTCAGTCCGTCCACCTGGGCCGCATTCACGTCCAGCGACGGAGTGCCGGACAGGCCATTCAGCAAGTTCCGTATCTCGGTCCCTGTCTGGTCTCGCGTGGCGTTGTCCTCGATTCCGTCCAGCTTGGATTCATCCGCATCAGTGAAGGGGTTCTCCACCTCAGAAACTTCGGCAGTGACGTTCGACCTGAACTCCTGTCCGTTGTAGACCACCACAAGATACCTGCCGGGCGTGATCTCGCCTGGAGCAATCGGCGTCCCGTTGGCTCGCACTAAAGGTACGGCAGCCCTGGAGGACAATACTATATTTACAGCGCGTGTATTTGTTTCCTTGGCAAAAAAGGTGTAGGTCAATCCAGGCGTCAGCGTTATCGGAGCAGGAGAAACTGTCAGGGCAATAACATCGCCCGTTCCCCCAACATCAGAGGCTTGAATAAAGTCTCCCGAGGATTGATCTCGAACCTGGGCAAGCGTGGCGTATTGATTATCCTCTGTTGCCTCGCCGCAATTCAGGAGTTTGAATCCTGACATTGGAAGGTCCTGAATAGGCGCGGTCTGCCCATCTCGGGTCAGGCAATTCTCAAGTCCGTCTGCCAAGTCGTTATCGTGCGTATCCGAATCAGCGGCATTTACCAGTGCTCCCGCATCACGGGCCTGCGCCCATACGTCCCGCCCCCTTCTGCTTCCGTCCGTCCGGTTGAATGTTCCAGATCCGTCCCAGGCCATATCCGCCTCCAATTCAGGTGATACAGCTCCATTCTAAACCAGAAAACTAGTTGCAGAATCTACTCTGGGCTCTCTTGTATCTTGATATCCGGACCTCAACGGCATTCAGAATCCGGTCAATATCCTTCAGCGCTTCCTCTTGCTCGGGACTCAGCGAATCAAAATCCACTCTCTGAATAATCTGTGTCACCATATCGTCCTTCGCCCCAATCAGGGACTTCAAATTCGCCGCCACCACCGAACAATCCGGGGGACCGGCCGCACCTTCGAGAATCAATTCCTCCTTGCGCTCGAGCAGATAGGCCATGTCTAACTCTATCTCCGAAGCAGGTTCGGCCAATGCCTTGGCCAAAAATCCGGCCGCCATGAACAGGGCCACAGCAAACAATGCGCCCTGAATCAGGCAGTGCGCCACTTCTTTGGGTTTCATCGACATTTCCTTGCTCCAGTTCAATAATGATTGGGGTTGTCCAGCACGGATTCATCCAGAGGATACGGGGGTTGTTCATACCATCCGCAATCCTCCCAGTATTCATCGCCTCGGCGGGATTTCCAGATCCGCTCAGATTCCGCATACAGGCGCTTCATGTCCAGCACTGGAGACAGATCCAGAGATTCGCGCTCCTCGTCGCCGAGGCCGCAGACCTGCTCGTCCAGAAGCGCGAGATACCGCTCCTTCGTCCAGCCGATTGAAAACATTGCCATGCGCTCATTCAATCACAATGTAGTACAGCCGTCAAGCCTCTCCCTGCGCCTGACTCAGCAAAGCCCTCTTTTGCTCAATGTCGAGAATCTGCCTCTGCACCAGATATTCCACCATGCCCTCAGGGGTCAATCCCATCTGCTTTGCCGAAGAATCCAGCCAGGCATGAAAAGCGTCAGGGAGTTCGAGATCGTATCTCCGGGTTACCAGCGAAGTCTGATTTTCCGGGGTTTCATTATTCTCATTCATGTCTTTCTCCAGTAATCCGCCTTGCGGAGGGTCAGAGCTGTCCCCGCTCTGTGGGGTTTTTACTATGGGTAATTGGTTACCCATAGAACCTATTGAGTACTTTTTAATCTTAAAACCCCTTTGAAACTTAAAACCCCTAATAAACCTTTAAGTACTCTATAGGTTTATGGGTAACCGGTTACCCATAGTAAATCAGGGGGTTTCATCCTCTGAAAAGTCCTTCAGGGTGTCGTAGTAGTCATCCATTCCAGTCAATCTGTAAATGTTGCAGTTCCATCCCTTCTGGCATTTCTTTCCGGTTTTCGAGGGTTTTTTCACCCAGTCAACATAATCCAGTTTCCTCAGCCTGGTCAGCCGGTTGTAGATTGTTTTCCGGGAGACTCTCAGCTGCACGGCGATTTCCTCCTGACTCCACCAGATAAATTCCTTTTTTCTATTCAGCTTGGACACCAGGAACCCCAGCAGCTCCTTGTCGCCTGAACTTAGTCGGGAATCGAGCACGGCCGTATCTATGATCTTCGTTCGGTAGGTGTTGAAATGGTTAGTCCAGGAACGTTTCCCTTCCTCTCGAATCTTACTTGGAAACGGGATGACGTTCCTGGATGCTGTTGTATTCTTTCCCATGACGATCTCCTGCGCCGCGGCGCGGATGTCGCTGAAGGGGCCTTTGGGGACGGGAGTTGTATAATGTTCCCGTGATTTGCTGGCCTTTTCAGCAGATTGCTCTCGCTGCCCTTATCAGCGAATTTGANTCCCCGGCATAGCCTATCCATGCCGGGGATTTTTATTGGTTGGAACTATAACACAGGGGAAAACTCAATCGAATCGCTCTACAAAGTTGTGGGGATTCCAGTTTCGCCGGCGAAATTCCTTCGCCTTTTGCTCCCTCCCCTTTTCCTGTTTCAGTGCCGCTTGCAGGCCCAACCGAATCACTTCCTCGAATCCCCCTTTGTGGTTTCCGTGAAAATTCTTTCGCCTGGTCAGGTAGCGTTCCAGTGAATCCTTCAGCGCAATAGAGACGGCCCCGCTGACCACTCGCGTGTTTTCTGCAGTGCCGTCCGTCAGATAAGGCCGAGCCATGCGCCCAAGTTTATCAGTCGGGGCGAGGGGTTGCGAGGACTCTAAAAAAGTAGTAGACTACAGGACATGGCACACAGAAACGTCATTTCCCTCCGCCTCAGCGACCGGCTGAAGAAGGCCGTCGCCGAATATTCGGAGAAGTCCGGGCTGTCGGCGAACAAGGTCATCCGGCTGGCCCTGTACAAGTTCCTCGGCATCGAGGAAGAATCCCGATGAATTTCACACCCAGATCGCCCTGGTCGCATTTCAGTCCACCGCCGCTAGAATCCTCCAGCGGTCCTTCTCGGGTGCGACCAGCGGCGTTACACGCATGAACGAGTTCGATAGAGAACACCGCTTCGCCCATCTAGGCAGCGACTCGGATTGTCCGGCCTGCGGGGTCGAAATGGAAGCACTGGAGGATGGGCAGGTCTGCCCGTCCTGTCTTTACGCCACTCCGGAGGAAGAATGAACCGATGACCATCAGCAGATTTGACGAACTGAAAATCACCCGCCTCCCCACCGAGGAAGAGCTCAACTACAGGGACATAGCGGCCGCAGGAGAAGTCCTGTCCATCAATGCCCTGGAGCGATACCTGGTGGATCTGGAGAGGCGGATCAAACGTCTTGAGAAAGCCGCCGCCGAACACGGGCTCACGCACCGATGAACCGCATTACCTCTGTCCGGCATATCGAGCCCTGGCTGGAGACACTGGAGCGCGTCTGCTCAAAAGGAGCGGACGCTCAGGGCCAGGGAATGGCCTGGTACTTCCGGCCTTTCGACTACGACCATATTGCCAAGTCCATTGTTATCTGCATGAACAATGAGGGACAGGAATCTGGCCATTTCTGGATCTGGAATGAAAACGGGTGCCTGTGGGGCTGCGTCATAAAGGACCTGTTTACCCCTAATTTCCGGTTTCTTCATGAGCTGCTTTTGCGGGTTGATCCAACGGTCAAAGGAGCGACTCGTCCATTGAGAGATGAAGCGGCCCGAATTGCCGGTATGGAGTACGGGGCCAATATTCACTATGCGGTCAATGTTCATCTGACGCGGCCCGGACTCTCCCCTGAGAAGGAATCCGAAGTGATGATCGAGAGACAGGGCTACAGCCCTCTATCCATGGTCTGGGTCAGGGGAATCAATGGAGATGCCCCACAGGAGAAATCAAGCGGATGAACGACCATCAGCTCTCGTTCAAAGACCGGCTTGCCTTGGCGATCCGGCTGGCCCAGAACGGAGAAACCGTTGTCAACCAGAGCCATAGTGGAAGAATGGTGCTGGACTTGAGCTGGCTGGAAGCCCTGTTGCGTTCGGTGGACGACCGAATAGAATCATTGGAAAAGGAGACTCATCGTGAACAAGAGACAAATGATTGATCGGGTGACTGGCTGGGACTGTATTGAAATGAGATTCCCAGAAAGCTACACTCTTTACGGAGTACACACGCACACGAAGCCTCTGGATCTGGTGCGATCTGGTTTCATTCGCCGGCGAGACCGAAAGAATCTGGTTCGATTCGCTTTTGAGTTCCAGGAGAATGCCAGAAGAACCCATATTCAGCAGTCTTTGATGGCGCAGGCTCTTAAACCTTACAAGGGCTATTATGATGGGCAACTTCCAAGAATGGGGCTGTATTGAGACATGAAAATCCGATTCATGCAGACAGGGAACAAGGGCCGCTGGGGAGTCGTCGCCGGCCGTTCCCCTCTGCTATTCGACGGCGCTCCGGTATTCGTCCATGCGACCCGATACGGCCCGCATCGCCGCTTCTACTGCAATTTCTGCGGGGAGTTCCAGGGACGGCGTCTGAAGGACGTGGGGAACGAGATCAGGAACCGAATATTCAAAATGAGAAAACCCAAAAAGGAGGGAAACCGTGCTATTGATTCTATCTAATGCGGAGACTGGGGAGATTCTCTTGCGAATTGAGAATTATGATGGGGCTCTGCCTGCTATAGAAGATTCCTTGGTGGTGGAGAATATGTCTTTATCGGATAACGCCAGCCCGACCCAAACGGTCGCTATGTCCGCGGCTCGAGTTGTCTTTAGACAGTTTTCTATAATCAGGGGCCTTGAATCCGTACAATTAGGGCTGAAGCCTCTTTGAAACCCATGAGAACTTTCCTCCGCGCCAAGATTCACGGCGCAATCGTCACTGGCATTCAGCCCGACTATGAGGGGTCAATCGCGCTCGGCCCTGAACTGATGCACCAGGTCGGAATCAAGAAATACGAGCAGGTCTATATCTACAATCCCAGGACCGGCTCGGTGCATACCACCTATGCCCTCAAGGGAGAACCCGGCATGGTGGAGGGCAGAGGCGCTTCGGCCCGTCGCATGGAGATCGGGGATTCCCTGATTATTTGCTGCTACGGGCAATACCCGGATGAAGGGCCTTTTCCGAAACCCAGTCAAATCGTTCTTTAGGATCTGGTTGCGAGAGCAGGAATCGAACCTGCGGTGCTGGAACATGAAACCAGCGTGTTGCCACTACACCATCTCGCTATGAATCATTCCCCCGGCCACATCGCGTCGAATACCAGGTAGGCCAGCCACCCGGCAATCACCCCAAGGAACACCCACAATGCCGGGTCTGACGGCTCCGGAGGGATAGGGCAATGGGCCGGATTCATTTCTCAACACTATCGCTCATTAGTTTCCCGTTGAGGTCTGGGTAGTTCGTCTCCAAACCTTGGTCTCCCTCTGTGCCGCCTGTAGTGCCTGTTTTCGTGCCGCCAGCTCGTCATAAATGGCTTTTGAATACTTATTCGCATTCCTGGATTCCTTGGTTCCTATGCGCCCCTCTTTTATTAGCCTGCTTTCTATTTCTGCTATTCGCAGGCGTTCTCTGTTGAGCGCACTGGTGGACAGCTTGCCAAGGTTGCTAGTGTCGTAAGTGGGTGGCTTCGGTTTTGCGTTTGCGCCTTGCATCCTACTCCCTTTAATATTACCTAGGCCAGTCCCTCCGCCGCCTCCGAAATATTTACGCGGGTCCTCGAACCTGGAATAATGCTGTGGCACAGCACCAGCAAGTATTTTCGCCAAAACATCGTCATTCATATCAGTCTCCTATAGCACTGCCATAGCCAGTGATCCTATTCCCGATACTAACATAATAAGGATCAGAAGAGCTCCCCAGTATTCAGCAGTACGGATTAGGAGAATGCGGAATCGGGTCATTGGTATCCCTCCGGCATTTCAATCTCTGTCCAGTATTCGGGAGTGGCGGACTTGTGCTCGTGATCCAGCCACCTTTTATCCTCCGTCCTGTAGAAAAGCACCTCGACGTGAAGTATCTGGGTTCCGTCCTTCGGAATGGGCGGGTATCTCCAGAAGCACAGATAATTATCCGGCTCCTGCGGCGGGCTGTCCTTGACGCTTTTCCAGTTCATTTTTGGATATGCCCAAGTCCCTGGCATTTGTGGCATCGCTCCACCTCCAGAGCATCTTGCAGATACACATCAAGCCCGCCCACTCCCGTGACCTGGGCCGCCCTCAACGCGGCGATCTTGCCCTGTTTGAAGCCTCTCCGGTATGCGGCCCTCTCCGCCTCGGTCGTCTCATTATCGACATACTCACGAGTGACCATCTCCATCCAGGGGCCTATCCGTCTCAAGACTACACGAATGCGCCCATGACCGTCAGGCTTCCAGCCCGTAGCGGCCATCTGGCGAATCATCTTTCTGGACGTTACGATCAAACCTTTCATTGTTTCTGTATCAGTCTTGCGCCCTTGCACCTGGGGCAGGCATCCTTCCAATATCCAAACCCGCCGGCGAGCGTTCTTGAAATCAGGATATTTGCAAATGCAGGCACTTTGGAACCTGTCCCTTTGCAGTCAGGACACGGTATCCGAACATCATCCGTCCGGGAGCTGGTGTAGAGATAGGGTGCGGCTGTGGAAGTGGTGATCATTTTCTTTTTGCTCCTGTTCGGTTATATTGCCCCAGGCTTCCAAACGCCGCGTCCCACAATCTATTGGTCGGCGGAGTATGAGGATCACCTAAACACAGGTGCTTGTCCGGGTCTAGGGTTGGGTTTTTTACTCTCCATTCCCTGACCATTTGCGGAGTCCAAGAACTCGCGTCAATCATTTGACAGACTCCGACTGCACACCTTTGTATTTCTCATACGACCTCATGCCGCCCAGGCCCAGCATCGCAAAGGCCAGCGACATGAGCGCGCCGGTGTCCAGATCCGGCGTGTCCACCTCAATCCCCATTGAGTAGAGGATCAATTCTGCAAAAGGCTCAAGAAAGAACGAGTAAAAGAAGCCCAGGGCGCAAGTCCAGCCCATCGCCGGTCTCCAGCCCGCTACGAATACGGATTTGTGCTTCGCTTCCTGGAGATTGATTTCGAGCTGCCCTTCCTGGAGACGTTGTCTCAAGGTCTCCAGCTGCAATTTCGCTTCGGCTTTCTCTTTGTCGCTGGTGAACAGGTCGTCCACCAGATCAAAGCCCTTATCAATAAGGGTGCCTAGAATCGGTGCGGTAAAAAGTGCCATTACGGCCACACCCAGATGATGGTGACGATGCCGGCGATCACGCCCAAGAGTGAAATTCCAGCCCAGACCAGAAGCCCGGTCGGATCACCATGTTGCCAGCCCATGATCCGGCTGTTGGCCAGCCAGTCCACCAGTACATAGCCGAGCACTGCGAACAGGGCGAACACGGCCGGGCCGGACAGGATCGCGTAGACGTACTTCAAAACAACCCCCACGCGCCCCATACGAGCAGCCCGTAAGCAATAAAGCCACTCGAAAACTTGGCAGCATCAGAATGGCTGGATTGTTCGGTGAGGCCCAGGACGAAAAGGGCCAGCCCAATATGCCACAGGACAACGCCTGTCCACCAGAGAATTTGAAGCGTCAGCAGTTCCATTATGTTGCGGCATCCTTGATTTTCAGTACAAAATTCTCACGGCGCATCAGTGCAGAAAACTCACGCATGGCGGCCGCACTTTGCTCCACCTTGAAATGCCTGTCAGTGTGCCACTTGCCTAGCAGGACGCAACCCTTCGTGTCCCTCACCCAGTTTCCAAGATGAATCAGGATATGGGTGCGCGGCTCGGTTTCGTCATTGTCGAAATGCCAGCACCAGCCCTTGCTCGGGGATTCTGCCCAATGCAAATTGTACTCGCCCGCAGGGATACAGGACTCATTCAGTCGGTTGTCCTTCCAAGGTTGCTCCAGAGTGGCGAACTCCATATCCCTGCATCTTGGAAACGGCAGAATCAATTCGCCCGGAGTCCCTCTTTGGTCAGGGTATTCCGGCATCCTCTGCAAGATTACTACGCTCATTTCGATGTTTGCCCTCGAAGGAAGTTCAAATCTCTCTCGCATTGTACTATTCTCGGCCAGACCTCACTGCTCATTTTATGCGCGTCCTGGGTGTTCTCCGAAACCTGCATTTGCAAAGACCCGTAGCCCACGGCCCCGCTAATCGCCGCCAGCCCAAGTCCGATCATCCAGGCTTCAATCTTCACCAGGGCAATCCCCAGGCCCTCAAGGCGGCCTGCACCGCCGTGTCAATCCCGAAGAGCTCGGCGAAGATCAATATGCCGACCATCCAGATAATAATCTTTATCGAAGATTCCAGCGTGTTGAATCGACTCTCACTGTCGGCATGGGCCTTCACACAGCCGATCTCGTGCTGTCCTAGCGAGCTCTCCACTTTGTCAATCGCCCGGTGAAGCGAACCAATATCGTCCCTCAAACGATGAATCTCTGTTTGAGTCTCCGTGTCCATTCAGCCCTCCTGAGCTCGCTGGTGCGCCTCGGTGCGCTCTTTCGTGGTGATGTCAGGCATTCCTGCATGACGGCGTAAGGGGCGCACCCACGGCATCCTACGGCGGATTGTGCGCCGTCCTGTGTAGGTTCTCGTTGCGTCCACGATCTTGTCCATCCGGGTCGGAGGGGGCGGGGGCGGTTCGCCGCCTTCCAGCCTCCAAAGTACGTCCGCGATGCGGTCCCATGTGATTCCAAGATGCGTCAGTTCCTCCGCCTCGGCTGCCGACATGGGCGGATTCAGCGGTGAAACAGGCGGGCGGGATGCGTGGCCTCTCTTCGTCTCGACGACGCCGAGTGCGGCCAGCACACGCCGAAAGCGGTTCACGTATTCCTCGCCCTTGTCCGTGCAGGTGCAGTAGTACCGAACACGGCTCACGAGATAGGGGAACTCGCCCGGTGTCGCTTCGACTACCGGACTGTAATAGTGCTCCGGCCCGGCCATGTCGTCATAGTACGCTTCCACCCGTGCAGGCCCGTCTCCGTAGAGCTGCGCCTCTCTTGTGTCGTTCGGCTGATAATCGCCGTGATAATACCAATTTCCGCCGGGTGCCTTTTCGGACACCCAGAATCCGGCGGGCTTGAGCTGGTCGAACGTCTCCGGCGGCTCCCAAAGCAGTGTGCGTCCGATTCTCCAGACCTTCGCCGGCGGACGGCGCAGTGCCTTGATACGCGCTCGCTCGGCTTCCTTGTCCAGCCCTTTCCGGCGGGATTCCTCCTGCATCCGGGCTTCCTGGTCTGCCATGAACTTCGCCCGCCATGCTTTCAGGCGGGCGATCTGGCGCTTCATCGCTTCGGTCATTTTCAGTCCCTCAGCACGTCGATCTTCTGGTAGTTGACGTTGTCGAAGATGGCCGTCCACCGGAGCGGCTGCATATCCCGCTCCGGAGCCACGGCAACGATCTCGTTGTGACTCAGAGGATTGTCCACGAACTTGTCCGCCAAGTCCCGGTCCAGCGGGGCTTCGCCGCGAAGCACCATCATCAGTTCCTCAAGCGAGTTCCAGCTGTACAGCAGGGTTTCGTTATCGTAAATCTCGATCTGATGCTCGAACTTCGGCGTGACCTCTGCCGTGCGGCTGACTTTCGCCAGCGACCGCTCGGCAATGTACTTGCCGTGGAACGGCCCGGTGATGTGGATATTTCGCTTCACCGTGTCGGTGTGCGTATCGGAGCTGCCCCAGTCCCGGCCGTACTTCGCGCTGATCTCCGCGCTGAATTTCGCGCCGCCGTAGAATCCGCCTGCGGTTCCGGCCGCGTATCCAAACTCCGCTTCCACAGCGACCTTCGCGCCCACTTCCATGCTCTCCTTGAGGCTGGTGGTGCGGCTGAACGTATGCTCCACCACTTCATCGTAGGTTGCGCCCGAGGCCACGTTGATTCGGGATTCGGCGCGTTCACCTACATCTTCGGAGATTACGACAGTCGGGCCGAACTTGGCTTCGTCCGTCGCCGTCATCTGGAGATTCTTGAGCAGGATGCGGCCGGTCTTGTGGTGCGGTCGCTTGTACTCGATGGTGGTGTCGTCGATCAGGTAGCCGCCGAGCCAGTCGGTCAGCGAAAAGGCCCACCACGGGCTTGACGAATTGTGGACGTGATCGGTGCGTTGCAGTGCGAAGGTGCAGGCAATCGCCGTTCTCCGCATCAGTGTGTTCGCAAGATTCATGGTGTTTTCTCCTGTGTTTGTTGTAAAAGTTTTGCTGGTTCCATTATCCAACTAATGCGTAGCAGTTACCTACAGAAGACACTGAAATATCAGCGTCCCTATGGTCTCTATAAGGTCTAACAAGCAAAGTCGAGCCAGATAACCAAAGTTGCGCCCCAACCCCATAAATATTTTGAGCGCTTTCCTTCCTAACAAAAGTAACAGGCCATTTATCTCCACTAGAAGTTATTTCCGCAAAAGGAGCAGCCAATATTTTTTTAGTTATGTCGCGCCCGCCTGTTCCAGAGCCGCTTACGTTAAGAACAATATCCACTTTCCTGGTATTGCTGGGAATTGTGAATTGGTAATTCCCGTCTCGATTTTGTCCAAGCGCAGCTAGCGCCACATACGAAACTCCTCCGCTTGCTGCATCTCCGGGATCGCCTTTGGGGCCTGCCGGGCCTGCCGGGCCTTGAGCACCAGCATCACCCGGATCGCCTTGCGGTCCTGCCGGGCCTTGAGCACCTGCCGGGCCTGCCGGGCCTTCCGGGCCTTGCTCGCCTTGCGGAGCCGCATCGGAGGGCATCCAACCGGTAATCGCATGGGCGCGGCCGGCCTTGATCTGGCACTTGATATAGCCCGCCTGTGCATCCGACGACCGCGTGATGTTCCCCGCCTGCGTGGCAGTGATTGGAATGGCGAGGATGGTTCCTACACGATCCAGTGCCGCCAACCCCTCGGACGGGTTCACATTGTTGATCGTCTGCCCGCCAATGGTGACAGTCGCATTGATGCTGGTACTTACGGCCTCCAGCGGACGATATGCGAATAACAGGGTGCGGGCTTCATTGTTCCTCACCCACTTGGATAGCGGCCTGAATGCGGCCGTGCGGGCAATCGTATCGTCGATCCGCGTCCCCAGTGCAGTATCCGCATTTTCCCGTGCCGTTTCCTCTGCCGTCAGATTGGCCGTGGTTGCGTATCCGCCCAATACGCGAGCCAAGACCCTGCGAATCCCGTACACCGTGGCGGATCGGGTGTTGTTGAAACTGGAATTAGCGTCATAGTCCGCATCTCTTGCCAGTGCGACAATTCCGGCGGTGGAACCAGTGGCCAATTTGAGAATGCGATCCAGGAATCGAGCAACCTTCCGAACCGATAGATAGCCCGTATCATCCAGCGCGTTTCTCGCCGCCTGATTGATTCCAGCCAAGTCCGTCTGATTCGACTGATTCCTGACCGCATCGACCTGTATGTTCGTGGCCTTCGCAATAGAGGTTCCAGTACCCGTGCCAACCTCACTCTTGGTAGCCGGATATTCGCCCCGGTCTCCGAAAGGTGAAACATACTTGTTCGAGAAGCCCACTCTCCCGTTGCTGTTCATGAACTCAAGAATCCAGTCCGCCGCCTGTCCTGCGCCGGTGCTTCCGATATTCCTTGCTTCCTCTGCCGTGATCTCGAAGCGTATCCGCCGGTCTCCCCCTGTCAAAGTCCAGTTTTCGGTATGCACCAGGACTCCATTGACCGTCAACCGGATCTGGCTGATTTCAGGACTGGTATTCAGCAAGACATCGTTCAGGTCGCTCAACACCAGCGTATGCGTCCCGATCAAAGCGGCCGCATCGTCGAATGTCAGGGGATAAATCCGAATCTTGCAGAAGGTAATCTCGGTCAATACCGCATCCGGCATCTTGACCAGAGGGAACTTGTTGTTGGGTCTGTCCCTGCGGGCGGCCAGTTCCACCCGTTCATTGATCCGCGCATCAATCTCACTGTTCCCGACTCCCGACACGACCTCCAGGCTGTAGATAGCAGAGAATAGCTCCCCATCCGTAGAGTTCAAAAGCCTGACCACAATATCGACATTCGAGCCAACCGCCCTGCCATTCAGATAAGTTCGGATAGCCGTATTCACGGCCAGTTCAATGACCCGCTCCGTTCCTGTCGGGTCAAATGATCCGGTAATCCGCTCGGAACCGATTTGCAAAACCCACTGCGTAGCGGTGGGGAAAGCGTTCCTTCTGGTATGCAGTGAAACCCTGAATCTTCCCGGCAAATTCTGTTTGTCCACCATTCCGGGTGAAATGTAGGCAATCAGCTTGATCTCATTTGCCCTGATCTCGGCAATATCGTCCTGGTCGGCCAGCAACAGATGCTCGTAAAAGGGTTGCGGCATCGTCCCTGGGGTATAGCGAATGACCTCCTCCAGAGAGCGAGTGGAATCAAGGAAAAACAGGTCTCCGACTGCCCAAGAGATATGAGAGGCCGTATTTGCTTCGGTCTGGTCGGCGAAACTGCCTCGATACGGCTTGTTTCGCGTCTCTGCTATCAGGCTAAATTCAGTCTGCCGGAATACCTTCTCGCCGCCTGGATCATTCACCGGGTCTCGGTCCACCACGACATAAGGCTTGTGGTTGAGGATCTGGTATGCGTATTGCCCTTCGACATGGTTGTTTGCCGTCAGCGTGGAAATATCCAGTACGGCCCCAATGTAGTCCGCCGACGAATAATTGCGGCCGGATACAACCGGGTCTCTGCCATGCGAAGTTCCCGTTTTCGTCAGATACGCCTTTTCATCGGTAATGTCCAGCTTCCCTACAGTATCCTCCGAAGCCCCTGTATCATTCAGGACTCTCTGTTCCGTCTGTGCTGGAATATCAGGGAAAGTCCGTTGCTTGGTGACGAAAGCACCGCTTTCCCTCCGGTCAGCGGCAAGAATATCGCCGGACTGGAGTTCGCCGCCCTGATCAAGATCACCAAAATTTACGTCAGCCATAATTTTATTTTATCCCTCTATTCCTCATGCAGCGCGAGCAATCAGATTGTCCCCGCTACGGGTGGTGAGGCGATCTCCGCCTCGTGTCGTCAGGTATAGGACATCGGCAACCGGCGGCGCTTCTGCCGTCCCCATGACCAGCGTGGCATAGTTGAATCCGGAGACTCTGCCTGCCGCCGATATGGTCTTGGTGGCCGCATCGTAATTGATTCGATTGTCTCTGTCCCTGCCGTATCCGGTGAAGTCCTGCGCGAATGCCTCAGTGGGCAACATATGGGAGCTTTCAACACCACTCCCTCCAGTAACCCCCACAAACAGGAACAGGAAGTCCTCGTAATCGTCCGGCAGGACGAAACTGGTTGCGGTGCTGGCCAGATCCCACGCGAGAATCTCTCGTGATGGGGAACCTCCAGCCATTCCCGGAGCGCCTGCGTCTCCCTTCGGACCTGGCGGTCCTCCAGGGTCTCCCGGGTCTCCCTTTGCTCCCGGAACTCCTGGATCTCCCTTTGGGCCGATAGGACCTGGTGATCCGTCCGTGCCGTTACTTCCGTCCGCACCAGGAGCGCCTGCGTCTCCCTTGAGTCCCTGAATCCCTTGTGCGCCCGGATCTCCCTTTGCTCCCGGAGCGCCTGTGTCTCCTTGTACGCCCTGTGCGCCCTGAGGGCCCTGAGGGCCTTCTGGGCCTGGATTTCCCTTAGGACCTGGTGATCCGTCCGTGCCGTTACTTCCGTCCGCACCAGGAGCGCCCTGTGCGCCCTGAGGGCCTTCTGGGCCTGGATTTCCCGGAGATCCTTTATCCCCATCATCCCCATCGGAACCAGGAGCTCCAATATCGCCTTTCGGGCCTTGATTCCCTCTGGGGCCTGCGTCTCCCGTATCCCCTTTCAATCCCTGCGGACCTTGCGGGCCTGGCCCGCCTTGTGGGCCTGTGCCTCCATGACGTCCGCGTTCTCCCTGTGGGCCTGGATCGCCTTTCTGGCCTGTCTCTCCTTGAATGCCCTGAGTGCCTTCTGGGCCTTCCGCTCCTCCCTGGAGTTGGTATAGAGAAACATCGGCAGTAGTTTCAAGTCTGTTTCTGGCTCGCACCAGCAAAGTCCCACTGGCGGATCTTCCATATCCCAATCTTGGGGAACTTCCAAGAAACAGAACCTGCGTATCATCATTAGGGCCTGTTGTGGTCGCTACTCTTTGATTCAAGAGCTCCGATGCTCGAAAAAATAGAAAATCGTCCTGGGCGGTATCACTGAGCTGCCCGGTAATATCGGCAAAATTCTGTTTGATTGCCCAAACTTCTCCGTTCTCCCCAGATGGGAGCGGGATTCCAGTATCCCTGAACCAGAACTCCGTCCTGTCTTGTGTCGGTGCAGCCAGGTCATAAGTATCCCCGATTTGCTTCAAGCTCGCTGGGCCTGACCCTTCCACTCCTTTGGGACCTTGTGGGCCTTGTGGGCCCGCAGGCCCTGGGCCTCCCTCCGGCCCTATGTCTCCTTGCGGGCCTGCAGGCCCGGTATCTCCCGTGTCTCCCTGCGGGCCAATATCTCCCTTGACTCCCTGTTGGCCTCGCTCTCCCCTTTCCCCTCTGTCTCCCTTGCTTCCTTTCAATCCCTGAGGGCCTGTGTTTCCCGTGTCTCCTTTCGGGCCTTGAGCTCCGTCATGGCCAGAGGGCCCTCTGTCTCCGGGTATGCCCTGAGGGCCTGTGTTTCCGGTATCCCCTTTCGGGCCTGCTTCTCCCTGAATGCCTTGCGGGCCGGTATCGCCTTTCAATCCCTGAGGGCCTGTGTCTCCCGTGCCTCCTTTCGGGCCTTGGCCTCCAGTATCGCCTTTCGGGCCTTGCGGGCCGATATGCCCGCGTTCTCCCTGCGGGCCTTGGAGCCCAGCAGGGCCTTGATCGCCTTTCAGGCCTTGCGGGCCGACGTCTCCGGTATCCCCTTTCGAGCCTTGAACTCCGCGCACTCCGACAACGACAGCCAGATAGACCTCCAGCGTGGAATCGGACGGGAGCTCGTCCCCCTTTCCAAAAGGAGATAAAGTCGATCTGCCGCCATGGGTAACAGCATACGAAACATTCAATAATCCCGGTCCGAAGCTGAGACCCGCATGAGAAAAGGTAAGATTCTCACGTGCAGTAAAACTTGATCCGGCCCCAAGTCCCCAGGGAACGAACGAGGTGTCTTTCTCGACACCTGCCACCTTTGCAACCAGAAAGAACCCTATGACTTTATCGGAAGGGGGATTGTTTGGAACTCTCAGCCCTGCGTAAGTGGTTTGAAAATCACGACTAAACCCCGAAGGAATGCCGGTCTCCAATTCGAGGCTGAGCCCTCTATTATTTCTAGTATAAACCCCGCTATATGCCGCCGTGGGGAGAGTGAGAGTGCCGATTTTCTGGCCTCTGGCAGAGCTCGATCCGCCGCCTTCATCCTGAAGCTGGCCATAGGTGGCGTATTGATCGCGCTCGGTGGCCTCTGCGACTCCCGTATGCTTGTGACCATCCATTGGAAGGTCGGCAGTCGGGCTATTCTGCCCGTCACGAGTCAAACAGTTTTCCAGCCCTTCCTCGAGCTCGAAAGGAACTTTCGCTTTAGGGAAATTCCCTTCGCCGTCCCAAGCCATGAGACTGCCCCGGAATCAGGAAGTGGCTGGCGGAGCGTTCACAACCACCCCAGGCCCGTATTCATCCTCTTCGGTCGGAAGTATTCCGGCCATGCTGACCGTCCGCATCCCGGACTCCAGTGCGAACCTCTGGTCTCGCTGCATCTCGAACTCGGCCAACTCCGCCTGGAACGACAGGCCGCGGGAACGCTTGAATCGCCATTCCAGATCCAGTTCCATCAGGTCCTGGTCGAATATCGGCACCTGCGAATCCGCCGTAATGGAGGAATGGATGATCGGCGTCCCTTCCCCATCACTCGCCCAATTTCTCGAAACGTACTCGAAGGCGATGATTTGAGAACTGGACGGGACCGGGTCCAGGGCCAATACCAGGCTTCCGGTGGCCGCATTCAATCGAATCCGATACAGGGGACTCAGTGAGACGGTCTCGGCCAGAGAGGACTTGATGGTTTGCCATTCCTGAGGGGAAAGCGGGCCGGTTCCCTCGTAATAGGTCGATCGGTCCCAGGTCGTATCGGAAATGAGGTCGGCGAAGTCCGCCGGCAACGGATAATTCTCCACTCCCGGTTCAGTGGTAATGGAATATTCCTTGGTCAGCTTCGGCCAGGACTGTCCGAACGATCCTCTTTTCTTGGATAGCAGGGTCCCGCTTCGATTGAGCAGAACCAGCATTGAAATAGCTAACGGGTCCCGATTCCCCCGTAAATGGGTCGGAGCCACGAAGCCCGACACCGACGCCACATTCTGGATGATTTGCAGGGCGGACATGGCTCTGTATCAGGCATCCTTGGCTGGAGCCTTCTTCCTTCCACGACCTGTTCCGGCCGCCGCCTTCTCCAACTCCTCGATTCGAGCGGTCAGGTTGGCGATAACCTCATCTTTCTCTGCGGACGAAGCGGCCAATACCTTTTCCTCGATCATTTTCTGCGCTCTCTCGCGCATGGCGGATGCTCCAGGCCCGATATTCTGCAAGCCCCCATCCGTGACTCCGGCCAATGCTTCGACTGTAAAGATGTTGAGTGATTTCAACTGCAGGAGGGTTGCCTGGTCGATCCAGGCCACTTCCTCCAGTCGAATCTGTCCCTTGGACTGGTCTAGGCTCTGTTTGTACAGCTCCCACTGTTTGGGGAACCGTGCCTGGTATTCCTCCGTAGCCTCGAAGTCAGGCGCATAGCTGGCATCTCCGGGAATGCCCATTCGGACATGATCCTTTCCGTCTACCGGGTTTTTGTAGAACTCCGCATAGACTTTCGATTCTCCCCCTGAGTTTCCGGTTAGGTGATCCAGTTCCATGATTTCTCCTGTCTGTGTTATCGGAATGGAAGGGGAGACTCATTTCTCCCCTTCCGGTTGGTTTTCCGTCTGCGCTTACGCCTCGAACACTCTTGGGTTCTTGGCAAAGGCCGCTGCCGGCCCGTTGCCGCTTCCCCGTGCGACAGTCAGGGTAATCCCGACCACCGGCGAAGTATTGCCATCGTCCAGCCGTCCACCTGTACCAGTCGTGTTCAGCTCGGTATGAGCGGCACAGTTGGCACCGGCATTCACCATGCAGGCCCCATAAATCTGGAACCAGGCATAGCTGCCGCTGGGGACTTCCATGTTCGCCACTGCCACCAGCTTGCCTCTGCCGGTTCCGGCAGCGACGAGCGAGTTTTCAATGGGCGAACAAGTCTGGTCATGATTGATAAGCACGGCATCCGCCGCGTCGCAATCAGCACCAGTGCGGAGATAGACATACTCCTTGCCGTCACCATGCTGGGCGCGAAAGCCCAACTGGTGCTTGGAAGAAGTGTCAACTCTTGACGGATCAAAGATAATGTCACCCATAATCAGTTACCCCTCAATACGCCTTGCAGCGAAGCGTTGCTCATGGTCAGGTTGCCTGCCCATACGATCAATCGTATGAGCGCGTCCTGATTAACCGCTTGCCGGTCGCCCGGCAGAGTACGGAAATTACGATCCTTGTGAGGCCGCCAGTGCAGGTAGTCGCAATTCAGGAAATACATATGATTTGCCGGAATTGAACCTCCCACTCCACCGTCCAGAACAACGGGTGCCGAATTGAACTGGATATTTTCAAATCCAGCATTCGCCATGTCCTTGTTCACGAATCGCTCCTGTGCCTGTACCGCACTCCAATAAGTGGTGTACAGGGCATTGTCAGCGAGAATCAGATCGGGCTTGTCGGTGCCTCTGACCAGCTGCACCCAGGTCGCCTGCATCTTTCCCTTGATGTTATCGCTGGTCAAAGCTTCAGCCGCCGGTGCAACATTGCGCCAGAAGTTCCAAATCGCCCTGTTGATACCCCCCACAATTCCGGCATTCGGATTCCCGGACACCAAAGCCCGCAGACCATTGATCTGCTTGCCGTCGTCCGCCGTGCCGTCGCTGTGAAGGTCTGCCGAGATGTTGTTCCTCATGGTGCTCTCCGCTACCATGATTCGACTCTCCAGCAGGTCGATCATCTTTTCACTGCCGCTGTTCTGAAGCTGCTCCAGACCAGAAATAGTCACCGCAACGGCCGCCTGTTTCCAAGCGTACTGCGCCGAGGTAATTACATCTGAAGGACTCACGTTCAAAACCTCATACCCGGAATAGCGCTTGTAGGTGCTATTCTCGGCATACGACAGTTCCTGATTGATCGCTGTGCCTCCGTCCACTGTGCGAATCTTGCCGCGTTTCTCCAGCTTCATCAGCAACGCGTTGTTGTGCGTTACGTTGTCAGCCAGTCTCTTGGTTCGATTCTCAATGGCGGAAGTGACAATTTCCGAAATATTCGGGTTTGCCATTTTCAGCCTCCTAAAAGGTTAGGTTATGCGTGTTGCTGGAATTGGTATTCCAGCTCCTGTCGAAGACTCCTTGGCTGTTCCGCTGCTGTGCCGTTGCCGCCCCCAGTCAGACTCCCGTTTGCTTTCTTCGCCTTGGCGGCGGCTTCCTGTGCCGCTTTGCGGGATTCGATTTCAGCGCGGTTTTTCTCCGCTGTCCGAACCTTCTCTCGCACGGCTGGATTCGCCCATATCGCCTTGTCGTAGAGTTCCGGGAGACTCACTTGAACGCCATTGGCCGCTTGGGCCTGCGCTAACTGAATCATGTCATCGTAGACTTCCTGGAAATGAGGATGCTTCAGGTTGCCCTGCTCATCCTTCTCCTCCCGGAAAGCCCCGATCTCTTGAACCGCCTGGGCATTGCGAGCTTCAAACTCCTGCTGTCCCTGCGATTGAAAACCATATTGCATCTGTTGGACCTGCTGTGCCAGCGGCCCCAGTGCGTTCTGAATCTGCTGTTGAATCCCTAGCGGGTCTTCCTCGACCGGCGGCAGCTGCTCCTGCGCGGTCTGGACCTGCACCCCATATTCCTGTGCCAGGGACATCAGTGCGCCGTATTTCTGTTCGGGGGTGCCGACACGGAGGATATTCTCCGCCTGCATCAGCCGCTCGAACATGATTTCCGGGGTCGTTCCGATCTGCTGGGTGTAAGGACTCCATCGCTCCATCGCCTGACGGATAGGGGCGATTTCCTGCGAGCGCCTGGTGTGCGCCGCCTCCATTTCCTTGTTCCGCTCCATGAGAAACTGCTTCGCTTGAGGGTCGAGCTTCTGGAACATCTCCTGATGCTCCTTGGCCCAATGCTCCGGAGCAATCATGTCCTCCGGGGCCTGGGCAGAAGATTGCTCCACCAGCGATTTCTCTTCCTCGCTGAGCTCCTCGCCTTTCTCGGCTTTCGCCTTTGCGGCCTCTACCGCGGCTTTCTGGGCCTCGGCGGCTTCGGCGGCGGCATTGGGGTCTGCCTCGGCTTCCTCGGCGGCCTGTTTCTCGGCATCCTGTTCCACCGCAGATTCCAGGGCTTCGCGTAACGAGCCCTCGGGAGCAGCTCCCTCAGGGATAACCGGCTCGGCCCCGTCGGCAACTGCCTCTGGGGTCAATGTCTCTGTCTCTTGGTTGTCCATAACAATATCTTACTCCAAATTATCTATTGAACTGGTGACGTAGAAATTCCCTAGGGGATTCCATTTCTACGGGTTTGTGCGGGTACTTCCCTGGGGGCATATCATTCCCCACATCTTCCACGCCGTTTCGGGCGTTGTGTGCGCGTAACTTGGCCCTGGAATCAATCACGGACCCATCCACAGGGGATTTGAATTGGTACGGGAGATCGCCGTGTACCTGCAGGGAAGTCCTCTCCCTGCGCGGCTTATCCAGGTCTTTTTTCCGCTTCCAGCGGCCTGGGGACACTTCCACCCACTCGGTCACAGTACAGAGGCCTCCAACGCCATCTTCTGTTCCTTGTGCTGGAGATCCATGACCATCATTTGCAGTTCCAGCTCGCTTCTGGCCAGGTCTGATTCCATTCTGGCCTGCTCGCGTTGCAATTCCACAACGTCCTGCTGGGCTTCGGACTGCATCTTGACCTGCTCGGCCTGAGCCTTGAGCTGAAGCCTCTGCAATTCAATCTGGGCCTTGGCCTGCTCCACCTGCATCCGCATTTTCAGGGTTTCCATTTCGGCCTGCGCCTTCATTTCCTCCGGCGAGGGCTGGTCGGGCTGTTCCTTGGCCTGCGTCTGCTTCTCCTCGAATTTCTGCAGGAACTCCTCGAACTTGGACTCCATAGAGCGTCCGGCACGGAAGCCCCGAATCGTGAACATCATCATTTCACCGAGCAGCGGCGTCATTTCAGGCACCTGCATCATCATGGGGGCCATCTGCGTCAGGTAGGTTCCGGCGGCATTCAGGAACTCGGTGCGCTCCTTCTGCATCAGCTCGGCATTCATTTCAATGGTGCTGTCGGTCTCGATGTCAATGCGGGTCTGGCGCATCTTTTCATTCTTGAGCAGGTCGGCAACACTCGCCCACAACTGCTCTTTCTGCGTTTCCTCCATTTCAGCCACTTCCGGCATCATGTCGAATCCGGCTTTGTCCCTCAGGGTGGCGGGTTGGAACAACTCCACCATCATTTCCGCCTGAATCCGCAATACGTCCCTGGAAACCCGCTCCACTGCCCGCCGGCGCTGATCCAGGCGCTGCGTGGTGAACGAGGTCTTGATTCTCGTGGCCGTGGCCTTCTCCCTGGGATCGGTCTTGCCTCGGGCCGCGTCCGATATGCCGGAGACCTCGTAAATCGTGGACTTGACCTGCTCTCTCGCCGCATACAGGCCGGACAGCGTGTTGACGACGAATTCCATGGGCAACCATTTCACCATTCCCCCAAGACTCGAGCTTCCCGGCGCACTCTTGCCCAGCAGCGCCGCCATGTTCGACACCGGCACCATCTTTCCGTCATTGCTTCCCTGCAGGACTTCCGCCAGCCCCTCCGCCGAGGCGTCGTACACGCCGACCAGCCTCAGGGCCTCGGTCAATCTCTGGATTCTCCACGAGATGGTGTCCAGTTCGTCCGCCAGATCCACGTACATCTTGTAATCCGGTATCGGGAACAGGGATTTATTCGTCAGCGTGGCGAATGCGGGTCTTGGGCAAGGGAAGAACTTCTCCAGTCCGTAAGGGTCCTTGGTCTTTTCAATCCACTGGTCGAAGTCCTTCGACAGGAACATTCGCTGCCTGGAGCGCATATCCCATATCTCCCACACCTCGGCCATTTTCAGGTCCTCTTTGACCTTCTCCTTATCGGATGCCATGATGGACGCCGTCCTGTTTTCTCCAGCTAACGGGACCTGCCTGAATATCTTCCCGAACCGGGCTACCCCTTCGTCACGGGTGAGCATGGTTCTCCGGGCCACCCATCCGTTGCGCTCGATTTCGGCCCAGCTTCGGGCCTGACTGTGCGCGAAGTCCATCCAGTAGACGTAATCAATGATGGTGCGTTCATTGGCTACCCGCTCTTCCTCGATAATCCAGCGCTCGCCCTCCGGCATCACCTGGTCTGCCTGGACCTCCGCGCCATACCGGTCACGGTAAAGCCCGTCCACGTCCAGGCTCACTTCCGTCCGCATCTTGATAATGTCCGACTCGAATACCACCCAGGGAATGCCCCGGCCGACCAGCAGATTGTCCAGCACGACCTGATTCATGCTGTCCTCGAGCCCGGAAGTCTCGGTCTCGAACTCCACCGCTCTTTCAATGACCTCGGCCGCCGCTCGGCCCACAGCGTCAGGGTCCTTGTTCCTGCGCTCTGCCACGATGCGAGGCACCCGGGAGAATACAGAGGGCTTGAGGGTCTGGATATTGCTCCAGAGCAGATTGAAGATGGGCTTCTTGGCCTTGGACTTGCGCGTTCCCAATTCCTGCTTTTCAAGGCTGAATCGCTCCTCGATCATCTTGGCGTCTTTCATCCAGGACTCGGCGGATTTCTGGTACGCATCCAGAGAGGCCTTCCAAAAAAGCAGGCTGTCGCGCGGATTCGTCGGGACTCTTTCCTGTTCCATGATTTCCATTATATGAGAAATTCCCCTAGTACAGGCCTCTCCTCTGCTTATCCTCTTCAATCAGATCATTCAGGGTCAAATGATATGGATTCGGTTGGCTGAAGTCCGGCTCAGGCGGGGGCGGCTTGGGCGCTTCCCCACTCTCCATTCCGGCCAGCATCATTCCTATGAGCGCCAGCGAATCCACCTGGTCGTCATGCTTGCCTCGGGGGAACTTCAATAGCTCCTTCACAAGATCCGGAGCCCAATGCGCGTGTTTGGGCAACCACAGGCCCAGCCCGGACATTCTCGCCTGCATCGAACGCGCCGACACCACTTTGTCCCGGGTCCTGGCCAGCTGGAGACGTCGCCCATGAATTTTCCTCTGGCTCTGTCTCTTGGTCAGGAAGGGGCCGATTCCCTTGGTAATCTGCCCTTTCTCCTCGGCCCAGGCAATGGTGCCGTATTTCTCCATCATGTCCAGCATGGGGTCTATCCACTGATCGGACTGGACCTGCTTCCGCCACACGTCCAAGAGCCACATTCGATCCTCCTGGTCGATTCCAACCACCAGATGCACCGTGTAGTCCCCATCGTCGTCGGTCAGCGCGTAGTCCGATGCGCCGTAAGTCCGCATATGAGACAGGGGCGGGGGGTTTCCATACCGAATCCACCCCTTCTCGAAATACACGCCGCCCTCAGGATTCGGGTTGCCTTGGTACAGGCTCGCCCATCCTCTGGCACCGATGATTCTCTTTCTACGCTCCAGATAGTCCAAAGGCCTCTGTTCCGGCCACAGGGCCTCCCCTTTGTCATTGATCGCCGGATGATGCAGGACCGTCCACTGGTCGCCCCCATTCTCCTGGTCCTCGAGCAGTCTCCCGATCAGGTC